CGGCTGGCCCGGCTCACCCTTTTCCCCACGCTCCGGCGCAGGCAATTTATTGATCTCCTCGACGATTTGCGCCTTGATGAGCGGCTCGGCATGCTGCGTCACAGCGCCGACGACCATTTCCAGCAACACCTCGGGCGGCGTAGGCTCGGCATCGTGCCCAGGCGGGCCTTGCTCACCCTTTTCCCCACGCTCGGCAGGGGGCAATTCGGCAACCTGCCGGGCGATAATCTCCGGGGCTTGTGCTCCGACCTCATTCATAATCAGGGCATGGACAACCGACAGATCGAGCGGCGGCGCATCCTTACCGGGCAACCCCGGCTCACCTTGCGGCCCCGGTGGTGCTGGCGGCAATTTCGCGGCGGCCTCAGCCGCCTTGTCGGCAATCGAAGCGCCAAAAACCTCTATGCGATCCTCTAGCTCGGTCAATGTCGTACCTACGACCGAGCCCACCCCTTCAATTTCCCCAACCAGTTGACCCTTGAGCTGACCAAACCGCTCATCCACTGCCGACGTCACATCCGCCGACAACCGAGCAAAATCTGCCGCGAGCGCCTCTTGGTCGACATCCTTGCCGGGCTCGCCAGGGTCCCCCTTGGGGCCGGGCTGGCCCTGTTCTGCCGGGGGAAGGGCCGAAACTTCTCGGGCCACGCTGGCTTTTACCAGCGGCTCCGCAACGGCCGAGACCTCTGTAGCCACCATCTCGCGAATAACATCGAGGTCAACGGGCGCGGCGTCCTTGCCGGGCGGGCCGATTTCGCCTTGCGGCCCCGGCTGCGGCGGCAGCTTAGCCGCTTCCTCCGCGGCTCTCTCCGAGATAGACGCGTCAAACGCAGCAATTCTCGCCTCGATCGCCCCGAGCGCAGAGCCTACGGTTGTCCCGATGCTTTCGATCTCCGCGGCCATCCGGCTTTCGAAGCGAGCGAATTGCTGGTCCGTGCGCTCGATAACATCGGCAGCTATTTTGTCGGCGTCGGCATCCTTCCCGGGCTCACCTTGGGGGCCGATTTCCCCGCGTGGTCCGACTTCCCCTCGTGGCCCTATTTCCCCAGCGGCACCCTTCTCGCCGTCACGGCCGACAACCCGGTCAAGCACAGCGATATTACCGTTGGTCGACCGGAGGACCAATTCACCCGCGAGATTGATGTACCCACCCGCTAGACCGACACCGTCCTTACCATTTTCCGGTACCGGCAATTCGATTGTCGAAACGGCCGTCGCCAGCCGCGCATCAACCGATCGATCGATTTTGGCATCCACCAAATCCATATCGACCGGATTTGCCGCGAGGGCCGCGATACGCTGATCGACCACACCGAGTATTTCGCCGATATCCGCATCCTTGCCGGGCGCCCCGTCTCGCGCGCGCGGCAGATTGCGAAATTCCGCCTCCAGCGCATCGAGCCTGGCGACGATCGGCAACAGCGACCTGTCGATATGAGCCTTAACGGCCGAAACTACCTCAAGGCCGAACGCCTTTCCGTCGAACATCAGCCCAGCCCACGATAGATTTCCACTAGCGCGGCATTGGCCTGAGCTGCCGCCGCAACATTGTCGTTTGGCGGCGTCGTAGGTTCGGGTCCGGTTGGTGCCGTAGCCGGCACCCCAGAACCATTAGACTTCGCGAAAGGATCTTCCTTGGCGTCTCTCTTGGCGAGAGCCCTAAGGCTATAATTTTGTTGCTGCAAATAAGGCGTATCACCGCCCTCTACAGGCCCCAGATCAAATTTAGAGCGCGCCTCGTTGGGCGAATATATCGCCGCGCCTACGGCATCTTTCATCGCAGCGACCTTGGACGGCGTATCCATCCGAAGTAGGCCGTCTACGTCGAACTCGACGCCTATATCTGGGCCAAGCCCGAGTCCACGATCAAGACAGCCCTCGGCCGCCTCGATCAGGTTCTGCAAGGTCGTGGTGTAATATTCGATATTGAGCGCCTCAATCGTCGCCTGCGTCGGCATGTCTCCGATGCCGGCCTTGTATTTCGGCACATGGTATGTCGCGCAGATGATCTCGGCGCTCCATTTAAGCTGCTCGATCAACTGGGCGTCTACAGCCGACATCGTCAGCTGCTGGAATTTCAGATTATCCCCGACGACCGCAATCTTGCCGGAATTAGCGCCAGAATAATTCTCATTAAATATCGCGGTCAGCCGCTCTGCGGTGTCCCGCTCGATATGAGCGGGCGCCACAAGCAGCCCACTCGGATTAGATGCGTTGGCGAAGAATTCCGTAGAATTCCTCTGTATCTTCAGCGCTTGCGCCGCGGCCAGACCATTCGCGAAAATCGGCGACGTGCCGATCAGCGGATGGAACATACAATTCCATCGATCGTGTATTATCTCCCTCGCCGGAACAACAATGCGATCCTTCAGGCCGCTGATATTATCGCCCGACAGATCGTAGAAAATCGCCCCATCATCAGAGATCAGCGGCTGAACCCTATTCGGGTCCAACACATACAGAGCGTTGACTACGCCCCTGTTGTCCCGTCTCTTAAGAACGTAGGTGTTCCCGCGTACCAGCTTCGACCAAATCCAGCAATCCCAGAATTGATGATCATTCTGATACCCGTTGGGATCACGAAGAACAGGGCTATACGCGGGATTGGTAGTCTCAACCCAAATCCCGTCGCTTTGGCGAGCGATTAATTTGACCCGTAGTTTAGATATATCGCCAGCGATCAGGGACGCACATGTATAAACCGCATGGTTCGCTAAGATTAGTTCGCGATCTAGCGTATCATTACGCTGCCATGCGCCTGTATAACTTTCCCTTACGACTGGAAACCAACCGCCCCGTTCTTCAAACGCAGGCGTCAATGATTTTGTTTTAAGGGCTCGCGAAATTTCGAGCCCAAAAATCCTCACTCCTTCGCTTGCAGGTCTCTGCGCTCATATCGATGCTGAGCAATTCTCGCCGCCTCTATTTCTGAACGAAGGCGATCCTCGCCCCAGCGCCGATCGACTGTTACCCCGAGCGCCTCAGCCCGCTGTCGCAGCGCGAACAGCACCTTCTCGCGTTCATCTTCGGGCACGGGTTGCACCTCCACAGGAGCCTGTGTCGCCGTCGCCGGTTCGGCGGCTCGCTCCATCATCGGCGGCGGCTGGACTTGGCGCGCAGGGCGCAGATCCACTTCGCGAGGCTCATCTACAGCCCGGCCAGTCGCCTTCAGCGCCCTGGCCTCCCCCGAAGACATCACTGAAAACGTGTCCCCTACGCCGATCTGTCCGTAGCCAGACCGGAAAAATGCCTTAGTCGCTACTAGCTTCATGCGCTATCCACTTTCCGCCTTCGCCGCTTTCCTACGATCCCGCGGCGCTTTGCCCAAAGATCAGGGAAATTGGCGCGGCATCACCGACGACGCCGCGCCTCCTCCTCACTGATATTTATTATGTTCCAGAAACAGCCGCATGGCCCCAGAACACGTTGCCGAGAACAGCAACCGCCTGAGCGCGACGCTTCTGCCAATTTACATACCGCTCTGCGCGGGTGGCCACAGAGTTGGTAGCAAACATTGACACTGTAGTCGTGCCGGTCCCGCCAGATGCATCTTCCGTCGGCGCGCTATCCATCTGCAGCGATGCTTCACGCGACGCGTCTATCGTCACCTGGCCATCGTCGGCGAACCAGATATCCTCTGCATTTAACAACACAATATATTCGCCACCGGTCGTACCAAACCGAGTGACATACTGCGAGGATACGACTGGGATGCCTTCGAGATTTCCTTCGCCCATCAGATTGATGTTGGGAAATTCGGATTGCCCGAGAGCATTCCTCATCAACGACAGGGCGCGGGCCTTCGTCCTGGACATGATGAACACGGGGTTCGTCAGGTTCAAGTTGACGGCATCAAAGGTCGCGAGAAGGTTCTCCAGGTCGAGACGGATATGGTCCGCATCGTTGCCCGTCGAGACCACTGGCGTAACGCCGTTGGTTACCGAAGCCGGCTTGACGTTGGCTGTTCCGGCGTTCGTCGGATCAAGGAAGTCGAGATCCTGACGCTCGGCAATGGCGCGGGCCAATTCGTTGCGGAACAGCACGTCGGAGGACGGGCTGGAGAACCGCATCAGCTCTTCCGTCTGGACGACGATCGCGGCGATCTTGGCCCAACGAAAATTAACCGAGCTGTAACCCCAGGAAGTAACGGGCTTTGCTTGGCCTTCGCCGACCCAGCCTGCAGATGCTCCCGAAGTCTGCGTCGCGATGGAAACGTTGAACGGGATCTGCGTCATTCCCGGGATGCGCCCCAGGACTGTCTGCGGACGAAGATATTCGACGAATTCGCTCGCGAGACGCGGGTAGGGAAAGACGAGCGGGCCGGCCCAATCTGAGTCG